CAGGTATTCCTGCAGACGGGTATTTAGAAATCGAAAAGGATGAACTTAAAAAGAGAACACCCAATGAAGGTTTTAGTGACCCGAGACGTTTAACTAAGGGTGCATATGTTTCAACACCTGATGGTGCAAATCCACCTGAAACTAAAAGACCTTTTGGATTGGAACATGGTTTAGATACTGCACCTATCAAACCTGAAAAAGTAGAAATTAAATATGACGGTAAGGGTTCTACTATCACAAACCCAACACTTACTGAAAAAGACTTACCTCATTATCCTCTCTATGTTGATGAATCAGATATATCAAAGTATGCAAGAGGTGAAGAGGATTACACTTCGAGAGACACTAGTAGTGCAAACGGTATCAAGTCAAACGCAAAACCAGTTTATCCATACAACAAAGTACTAGAATCTGAATCAGGTCACATAATAGAAATCGATGATACTAGAGATGCAGAAAGAATTGCAGTTGAACATAGGTCAGGAACATTCCATGAAATTCATCCTGATGGAAGTCAGGTGACTAGAGTTGTAAATGATAATTACACTATAGTGTGTAAAGATAACGAACTCTATGTTGGTGGTAAAGTAAATATTAAAATACTAGGAGATGCAAAACTAGATATTGGTGGTAATGCAGATATCGATGTTCAAGGAACAACTGATATCGTTTCAGTCGGAAACCTTTCTTTGGTTGCACCAAATATAAAACTTAATTCATAATGGCACTTACATTACCACCAATACCAAATTCGTTTCCATGTCCTGATGGTACTGTAATCAATCTACCGACTAAAAAAGATTTATCCGAATCTATCGCAAAGATAGGTGACATCAAAAAAGATTTAAGAATATATCTTGTAGAAAAGAAAGACGAGATAACTGAAGATGCAAAAAAAGATATTGAAAAGGTTATTAAAGATGTAGATGCATTTATGGACAAACTTGCAGACATATCATCACCCTATTGGGAGAAAGGTACAGTTCGTAATTGGGGTAAAGAGGCAAGAGAAGCAGTCGAAGAAATGTTGCAAGAGTTTCATATCTATGTGCCTGTAAAGATTATGGAGTTGATTAGTAAAATCATTCCAGTAGAATTCAACGTCACTATTCTAGGATTAGAAATAGACATATTAAGAATACTTACAAAAGAAGAACAACAAAGTATTAAAGACCAAATTGCAGAAGACATTGATAAGTTCTATGCATTACTTCCTGATGAATACAAAGTTTTTGATGGAGAGTTTGGTGTAGAGTGTGATGAGTGGAAAGCAAAAGCAACTTGGAAATACATCAAAAGTGAAATCATGGATTATGCAACCAATTCTATTTTTAAGTTAGCAGATAAACTCATTGGTAAATTCAAAGAGATATGGGATTCACTAGGACTTCCTAAACTACCGACTGCATTCGAATTCGATTTAGAGGCAAAGATTAGACAAATAAAAGAAGATGCAAAATCAAAGTACGATGAGAAGTCTAAAGAATACAGAGAGTATATCAAAGAGAAACTTGAAAACTTAAGTATTGCAGGATTTGATATATCTAAAATCACAGGTGGTGGAGTAAACTTAAGTGTACAATCATTAGAAGACAAAATCAACGAAATGATTGCAGACTTTAGAGACTTTAAGATTAACTGGAAGAAGAAACTACTAATGGAATGGACAAAGGTTGTAGAAAAGTTTTTTAAAGCAATAGGTTTGGGTAAGATATTTGATTTTGTGAGTTTAACATTTTGTGACTTACTAAAACTTATAGGTTTTCCACAATCAATTGATATAAAAGTTCCTGCAACTGTATAAATAGTATTATGACTGAATATGTAAACAACGGAAAAACAGTTTCCTCTGAAAATATCTATTCAGATTTGAATCTTTCATTTACACCACACCCAATCACGGGTGATATTACAAGAAAGACCGATGTTGATGCAGTAAAAAGGTCAGTAAGAAATATAGTTTCTACTAATTCATACGAGAGACCATTTAAACCTAATTTTGGTGTAAATTTAAGAAACAAATTGTTTGAGTTAGATACATCTGTATTTGGAAAAGGACGTGTTGCAACTGATATTGCACGTCAGATAGAAATTCACGAACCTAGAGTAAGAAATGTAAAGGTAATATTAAACGAAGTGAATCGTAATGAACTGAGTATGCAGATAAGTTTTAAAGTTATAAACAGTTTAGAAACAGAAGAATTAGAATATGTACTTACAAGGACACGATAATGGCAGTTAAAAGTTCACAATTAAATATTACAGATTTAGATTTTGAAGATATTTCTTTAAATCTTAGAAACTATCTAAAAGGACAAGACCAATTTAAAGACTATGACTTTGATGGTTCTTCTATGTCCATATTGGTAGACTTACTTGCATATGCATCACACATAGGTGCAGTAAACACAAACATTGCAGCTTCTGAATTATTCTTAGATTCTGCACAAATTAGAAAGAACGTTGTTTCCCGTGCAAAAGATTTAGGGTTTGTTCCTCAATCAGAAACAGGTGCAACTGCAATTGTAGATATTACACTTAGTAGTGTAAAAAATCCTGATGACACATATCCAACAACAACTGAAATGTCATTAAACAGAGGTTCACTATTTCAATCTACTTTTGATGGGACTACATATGATTTCATAGTTCCTACAACAATCAAACCAACACAAAGTGGAGACACCTATATCTACAACAACGTACAATTAGTACAAGGTACTTATGCATCAGATACTTTTGTTTATGACACACAACTTCCTAATCCGAAGTTTGTACTCACTAACAAAAGAGTTGATAAATCAAGAATACAAGTTTCAGTAAATTCAAATGGTGTGACTTTAACTTATGCATTGTCAACTAACATATCTAATATTTCAACAAAATCTAAAGTGTTCTATGAACAAGAGAACGAAGACGGGTTTAGAGAAATCTATTTTGGTGATGGTGTATTAGGTCAACAGTTATTAGACGGTGATATTATTACGGTCACATATATCGTAATAGACCCAACTCATGCAAATGGTGCTCGAACCTTTTCAATGATTAATGCGATTAACGGATTTTCAAATACTCAAGTAGTTGCAACTTCAATTGCACAAGGTGGTGCAGAAAAAGAATCAATAGAGTCTATCAAATTTAAAGCAAACAAATTCTACACTTCACAAAACAGACTAGTGACACTTAACGACTATAAAGCAAAAGTATCAGAATATTATCCAAATGCAGATGCAGTTGCAGTGTGGGGTGGTGAAGATAACAACCCACCTGAGTATGGTAAAATCTTTGTTGCACTTAAACCTAAAAACTCTGATTACTTATCCGATACAGAAAAGAAAGAAGTGGTCAGAAAACTAAATGCATTGAACATGTTAACAGTAAGACCAACTATTGTCGACCCCGAAATTATTAAGATACTTATATCTTCAACATTTAAATACAATGCAAACGCAACAACTTTATCAAAAGGTGAATTAGAAACAGTTGTAATTAATGCAATTAATACTTTTGATAATCAGAATTTAAGTAATTTTGATTCTATCTTTAGACATTCAAATCTAATTAAGACTATAGATGAATCAAACGATGCAATCTTATCTAATACAACAAACATAAGATTGAAAAAATCACAAAAAGTTTTTACAGACACTGCAAGAGGTGTGACTGTTGAGTTTGGAAACGGACTCTTCAACCCTCACGTGGGTCATAATAAAATGGGTGGTGGTATTATAGTCACCACTGGTTTCAAAGTTTCAGGAGATTCAGTAAATACTCAGTATTTCGATGATGACGGTAATGGTAATCTAAGAAGATACTATCTATCGGGGTCAACAAGAATCTATCAGGATAATTCTGCAGGTACTGTAGATTATGCAACTGGAAAAATATCAATCAACTCTATCTTCTTCACCTCAGTGGTGAATGTAGATAGTACGATTGACTTTACCGTTATCCCTAATAGTTTGGATGTGGTTGCAACTAGAGGTAATCTAGTTGATATTGACCAACAATCTATTACGGTGAAAGGTGAAATAGACACCATCGCAAGTGGTGAATCGAGTGCTGGAGTTGGTTATACATCAACCTCCTCCAGTAGTTATTAATCGTTATGAAGAAAGTGGTCGGGAGTCCCCCGAGTAGTTTCCCATTTATTTGGATTTTATAGGAGAAAAAAATGGCAGATAAAAAAATTAGTGCTTTAACAGCAGTATCAGATTCAGAAATCGGTGCTGATGATTTATTGCATATCGTTGACAATCCTGGCGGTACACCAGTAAATAAAAAAATGACCATTGGTCAGTTGTTTGAAAATATCCCTACTCATTTAGCAGTAAACGATATTACTACATTAACTGCAACTGCATCAAACCTTGCATCATCATTCGTTTCTGCGATTGACGGTTCTGCATGGACTGGGTCAGTTTCATTTACATTGGATGACGGAACAGATGTTGGTCAAATTAAAATCATTTATGCAAAAACTGAACCTGCAAGTTCATATAGTGCAAATATCGAAGTGACAAGTTGGGGTTATTCTTCAACTTCAGGTACTGAGATTGTACTAGATGCACAAGGTGAAGCTGTGATTTGTATTTGGGACGGTTCAAACTGGTACCCAATTTCTGTTTTCGGTGCAACAGTACAGTAAGATAGAATATGAAGGAATATGCAACAGATAGTCTAAGTTCAAGACTTCCAAATCTCTTACCTGAATTTGTAAGAGAGGAAAGTCCTGCACTTGAGGCCTTTCTGAAATCATATTTCGAATACTTAGAAGCAGAGATAATTACATTATCTTCGCAATCAGTTCTTGATAATTTAAGTTTGGAAGATGGTATCGGAGACCTATTATTGGAATCCGATACCAGTTTTTCACCGACTTCAGAGTCGTCTAAAATTATTACAGAACAATCAGTTTTAAATCCAACACTAAATGCATCTCCTTTTACAAAAGGTGAGTTCATAGTTGGTAGTAAATCTAAATCAGTTGCAAGAATAGACATTGTAATTGATAACAAGATTTATGTTGATACTATATCAGGAAATGGTTTCCTAAAAGGTGAAACTATTACTGGTAGAGAATCAAAACAAACAGGTGTAGTCGGAAACTTCAAACAGAACTCTGTTCTTGCAAGTAATAAACTATTAGACTACTCTGATATCGATAGAACCTCAGAAGAATTTTTACAATACTTCCAAAATGATTTCATACCATCATTAGACATAGGTTCTACTGTTGACCGTAGGTTAACAATCAAACACATTAAAGATTTATATCAAACAAAAGGAACTGCAGAGTCTGTTCAGTTCTTAATGAGATTGTTGTACGGTCAAGATGCAACAATTAGATATCCCGATAACGAAACAATCTATCTTAACGAATCTGATTATAGTCAAGTAAGAAGAATGAGAGTTCAAGTGAACTCTGCACCTCCACAAGCAACAGATAGAATAATACAATATACAAGTGGAACCAAAACAGTAGAAGCAGAATCAGTAGTAGAAAATGTATTTGTAGATTCTGTTGAGGATAGAAAGTATTCAATCGAGATTACAGACAATCACATAGGTGAATTTACACAAGGTTCTACAGTCACGTTTATAGACCGTGACGGTTTAACAGAATATACAGGAACCGTTATAGGTGTGGTGAATAATGTATCAGACGAATCATCATCAACTTATATATCGCATGATGACAATGGAGACATTCTTTTAGAATCAGGTCAACCAGCAGTATATGATGGTACCTATGATGGAACTCAATCAAATACAGAATCTACTTTTGATGGTGGTTTATTATTAGAAGAATCTTCACTAGGTTCATTATACTCTTTTAACGATAAGATTCTATTCTCAGGTAGTAAGAATAACACGGATGCATCAGAATGTCAAGCAAGAGTTGACGGTTTATCTAAGGGTGGTATTACACATATCTACATTGAAGAAGGTGGTCAAGACTATGAAGGTGGAGACCTAATTGTATTTGAAAATGCAGGTACACAAGGTGGTGGTGCAGAAGCAGTAATCGGTTCAGTAGGAGATGAGGTATTACTCGAAGGTGGTTCTACATTTGGACACTATGAAGTCACTGCAACTGCAGGTCAAACTTTAGTAGGTGGGCCAGGTGTTAGAGATGATAATGGTAATCTAATCATATTTAATGATAACACACTTAAAGTATTTGTTGATGACGTATTACAGACACCAAACACTTCTTACACTACACACGACTATTCACACAAAAATGATAGAGTTGTATTCACTACTCCACTTACTGCTGGTCAGAGAGTTGACATGTATACTGAGTTTAATCAGTTGTTATATGAAAGTGGAGAAGAGATAAACTTAGAGACTACCGTTGGTAATATTAGAAGTATAAAGATATTAAGTGGTGGTGCAGGTTATCAATCAGTACCAACTGCATTCCCAGGCGGATATATCTACTTTGATAACCTTACTGGTTTTGTAGAAGATGAAGTTGTGACTGGTGGTATATCAAATGCAACTGCAACTATTGTACGTATAGAAGAAGACAAGAAAAGACTAGTTGTTAAAAGACTATCAACCGATACAGGTGCATTCCAAAACGGTGAAACGATTAATGGTGGAACATCTCTCACTGCACGTGCAAACACACAAGCAAGTGTATCAAGTGGAACGGGTGGTAAAATATTCTGTTTCTCAGACGAGATAGGTGGTGTAAAATCAATTAACATTATAGAACAAGGTAAGGACTACACTTCAGATTCAGTTGTATCAAACTCTTCTGTATTCCCTATGTTAATTACCACACCAACAAATACATTGAACAAAGGTGTTGTAATTACAGGTCAAGCATCAGGAACAACTGCAGAAGTAGTTGACTATGATGCAGATAGACACATATTAAAATATACAAATTTAGACGGACACTTTCTAATAAACGAAGTTGTCACTTACCAAAACACCGACCAGTTTACTATATTAAGGTCTAATCCTTATAATGCAAGAGGTAAGTTTGGTGGTGAAGGTATTATACAAGAACAATTTGTGACCGACAAAGGACACGTAAACGCAGCTGCATCTAATTTACAAGATAGTAGATATTATCAAACACATTCATATGTAATTAAAGTTGGTGAAAGTATAAACAAATATAGGTCAGTTGTCAAGGACTTATTACATCCTGCAGGACACATATTCTTTGGTGAGGTTGCACTAGAAAATTCTATCAGTGGTCAAACAAGAACTTCTAAGTTCCAACCAACAATTATTATGGTAATGGAACCTGTTCTTTCTGTATCGAATGCATTCGCAAACTCATTAAGAACATACTTACTCCATGCAGACATGACTGCAACGGGGCCTGAAGGTGGTATTGGTCTATTAACATTAGATGAAGCGGGTCAACCAACATATAATACAGACCCTAGAACTGGTGGTTCAATTACAGAACCCGATACAGAATACGGTGACTCAAAAATGAGAAACCGACACATGAATATTCTGAAGATTGTAAATAAATCTATACCTTCACTTAGAGTCGATAACGTAAGAGGTGTTGTTCGTTCTGTAGGTTCAGTAAACTTAATGGATAATCAAATTACTTTAGATTATCATAATAGAAAATTTGTAGCTGCAGACCAAGGCAAACTTATAGATATGTTCCAACCAAGTGAAGAAGTTCTCATAATGGAAAATGGTGATAGAATACAATTAGAAGACCCTGCATGTTTAATTAGATTTGAAGAAAGAGAGTTTGCAGAAGTAAAAGGAGAGTTTGGAGATAGAATCTTGTCAGAAGATGGTGAATACCTGTTAAGATTAGAATCAGAAACAGTGCAAGATGAAGTATTATACTTCTTATCAGAAAGAACACCCGACTACAATGATAAATTTTTCTATATGGAAGATGGAACTAGAATCGTAGATGAAGAGGGACACGGAATACTAGATGAAAATTCATCTGATACAGGTCATACTCCATATACTTTTGCATCTTTTGGAACAAATTTCAAATCCCTAAATACAATTACAGGTCAAAGAACTTACAAAATATCATATTACCTCAAAGATGAAACAGATGAGGATGATATTATGTTAGAAGATGGTTATGGAAACATTCTAAGTGAAGAATCCGAACCCGAAGGTTTACGAATTAGTGATTTAAATGATTACTATCCTAACCTATGGATTCCTGAATTTAAACAAAGGGAGTTAAAAAGAACAAATATTACATATAGTGCATACGTAAAGTCTGCATAATGTTATAAATAGTATATAAATATCTGAGGAGATACTTAAAATGGCAGCAATTATAACGGAAAAGTTTCGAACACACAATGCGAAACAATTTAAAGAGGACTTTGGTGAAACCGCTTCATCAACATATATTTTTATAGGACGTTCACATCCTTGGACGGATGATACGTCTCCACCTGTTCCTGTAAACGGAACAAGTGAGGAAATGGATGCATTTTCAGACATGCTTTCTATGAAGAAAGTGTCTACTGCAGACGTTTCTCATGCATTAACAAGATATGACTGGACAACAGGAACTAACTATGATGAATATGCACACGATTACAGTTCATCTAATGTAAGTCCAGGCACTTCTGCAAACAATTTGTTTAGTGCTAAGTTTTTTGTTTTAACAGATGACTATAATGTATACAAATGTATCAGAACTGGAAGAAATTCTTCAGGTTCAGTTGTTGCATCAACTGTTAAACCAACTGGAACAAGTGCAACAGACCTAGTGTATACCTCAGACACTGGTGCTGCTCAAGGATATATTTGGAAATACATGTACACTGTATCAGCTGCAGATACTATTAAGTATGTGACCTCAGACTTCATCCCAGTTAAAACATTGGGTGCAAAAACTGCTGTTGCAGGTACTGGAACTAACGGTCAGTTAGGTTCAAGTGCAGATAACGATTCATCTTCATTGTGGGATGTAGAAAACTCTGCAACTGCAGGTGCAATCTACCACGTAAGAGTAGATAACGGTGGTTCAGGTTATACGCCTGGAACATATACTGCAGTACCTATCGATGGTGACGGTTCAAGTGCAACTTGTTCAGTGACTGTTGGTGCTGGTGGTGCAATTACTTCTGTTGCAGTGACTACATCTGCATACGGTTCAGGTTATAACCGTGCATCTATTGACGTTGCAAGTATATCAGGAATTGGAAGTGGTTCAAGTGCAGTATTAACACCAATCATTTCACCTATGAACGGACATGGTGCAGACCCAGTTGAAGAACTAGGTGGAAACTATATCATCGTAAACTCAAGATTTGAGTTCAACGAAGGTTCAGGTGACTTCCCAACAGATAACGATTTCAGAAGAATCGGTCTATTACAAGACCCTTTCACTGCAGGAACAACAACAGTTGCAACTGCAACAACACTTGGTGCATACTATAAAATGACTTTATCAAGTGTATCAGGTTTATCAGTAGACGATATCATTCTAAATGCATCTTCAGACGGTAATGGAGTTGCAGTATCAAGAATAGTATCTATCAATGGTTCAGTTGTATCACATCAACCAATCGCAAATAGTGAAGGTGGATATGTAAACTTTGCACAAGATGATACTGTTTATAAGAATGGTGCAGTAATTGGTAATGCAGATTCATTGGATTCTGCATTCCCTGAAGTTGAAAGATTTACAGGTAATATCCTCTACATTGAAAACAGAGGTGCTGTGACTAGAGCTGCAGACCAAATAGAAGACATCAAATTAATTATTGAAATGTAATTTATGGGGACTTAGTGTCCCCACAACAGGTTAAGGAATATGCCAGAAAAAACTGATTTAAATATAGCACCATATTACGATGACTTCTCCGAAGATAAGAAGTTCCAAAAAGTTCTTTTTAGAGCAGGTCGTCCTTTACAGTCTAGAGAATTAACTCAATCTCAATCTATATTACAGAATCAAATCGAAAGATTTGGTTCACATATGTTTGAAGAAGGTTCTTTAGTCACTGGTGCAGAGTCAGATGTAGATTTAGATATATTTTATGTGAAGGTAGATTCTGCAAACCCTAATTCAGGTGGTGATGCAAGTGTTGAAGATTACCGAACTTCTTTTCATGGTAAATTCTTAAGAGGTAAGTCTTCAGGTGTTGTAGGTAAAGTTTTTGAGTCAAGTGCAGAAACATCAGATGACCCTATCACTTTATTTGTAAAATTCCACTCACAAGGTACAGATGAGTTTAACTCAATAGTATTCTATTCAGGTGAAGAATTACAAGAATGTACACTAGGTGAAGATGGTACAGTGACTGTAAACTCTGCAAATGCAAATGAATTTACGGTAAAACCAAAAACAGATAGTCCGATTGGTCGTTCCTCTATTGCAAGTATATCAGAAGGTGTAGTCTTTGCAAGAGGATTCTTTTGTAAGGTTGATGCACAAACATTAATTTTAGAAAAGTATTCAGGTAAACCAACTTATAGAGTAGGTCTTAACATTACAGAAAGTCTTTTATCTTCTGCAGATGATACATCTTTACTAGACAACTCTTCAGGTACTACAAACGAAAACGCTGCTGGTGCAGATAGACTTAAATTAGATTTTACATTATCTAAGTTTACACTTGACACTACAAACGATACAGATTTCATAGAACTAGTCAGAGTAAATAAGGGTATTATTGAATTAAAAATTACAAGACCGATATACAATGAAATAGAAAACACACTTGCAAGAAGAACATTCGATGCAAACGGTGATTTTGTTGTAAGACAATTTACACATAGTTTAAGAGAACACTTAGACGATACTACAAACAGAGGATACTACACTGCAACAAACGGTGGAAATGTAGATAAGTTTGTCATGCAAATATCGCCTGGTAAAGCATATGTAAAAGGATACGAGATAGATAAGATTGGAACAACACCAATAACTATCAGTAAGGCGAGGTCAACAGTATCATTAGATAACACAAACACACCAGTTAGAATAGGAAACAAATTAAGAATTACAAACGTACACTCATTACCCGAGTTTGGTAATGAAACTGGTGATGCAAGTATTATACCTTTCAAAGAAGTCACACTATGGGATTCAACAATTTCAAGTGACGGAACAGAACCAACAAGTGGAAAGATTGGTTTTGCAAGATTAAGAAATATAGATTTACAAAGTGGTTCTGCATCTTCACAAGAATATGATGCAAGTTCCACATGGAACTTATATCTGTTTGACATTAAGATGTTAACAAAACTAAGTGGTACACTTAGTGGAACATTTACAGAAGGAGACCAAGTTGTTGGTGGTACTTCAGGTGCAACTGGTATTGTTTCATATACTGCAAGTGGTCAGTTATATGTTCATGACGTAGTAGGTACATTCGTAGTTGGTGATGCAATTACAACTAATGGTACAACTAGTGGAACAACAACAGTCACTGCAGTAAGAAACTACAACATTGACCGTGCAAGAGGTGTATCACAAGACCCTGCAGATGCAGGTTCCACAATATTTACTGCAAATGTTGTAGTAGATGGTTCAAAAACTTTATTGGGAACAGTCACATTTACGAACAGTTCATCTAGTGTCACTGGTTTTGCAACATCGTTTACAACAGAGTTAAAAGAAGGTGATATAATTGTAAACCCTGCAAACTCTAATGAAGAATTAATAGTTTCAAGTGTCACTGATGATACTACACTTACACTTACAGGAAATGCAGGTGCTTCATATAATGGTAATGTCACAAGAAAACGTGCAAAGATTTATGACCAAGACCAAACTGCATCTATATTCGCATGGCCGAGAGACTGGGTAAAAACACACTCATGTGATTCTATCCAAGTAAGAAGACAACAAGTAGTTGACGTATCAGGTGGTTCATTTACAATCACTACTGGTTCAAACGCAACATTCGGTGCAATTAATACAGATAACTTTACAATTGCAGTTGTTGATGAATCTTCAGACTCAAGTGCATACGATTTAGGTGACCTATTAAACATAGAAGACTTTACAGGAACTGCAGCTTCAGATGGTGGTTCAGGTCAAACACTTACAAAGAGTATTGCAAATAATGATGGTGCAAAACTTAAAGTCACATTTACAGTAAATAGAACAAATCCCAATTCTAGAAATAAGACACTAAGACAATCAAGATTACTTGGTGTTGAAAGTGCAAGAAGTGCTGGTGGTTTCTATGGAACTGCATATGATGATAAAGAAATTACACTAGGTGTTGCAGACGTTCATAAAATTCATGCAATATATGAAGGAGTAGGAGGAACAACACCTCTACCACCTTCATCATATTTTTCAGTCGATAGTGGAACATTCCAAATTTACGAAACAATTGTTGGTCAAACATCAGATGCACGTGCAGTTTTAATTACATATAATGGTTCACTTGCAACTTCATACTATAGAATAGTATCAGGAAGTTTTACAGAAGGTGAAAGTGTTGTTGGACAAACTTCAAAAGCAGTTGCAACAATTACTAGTGTATCACAAGGTTCACCCGATATCAAGTCTAGATTCTTCTTTGACAACGGACAAAGAGATGGTTTTTATGACCTTGCAAAAATTACAAGAAAGGTTGGAGAACCAGTTCCTTCAGGAAAAATATTAATTGTATTCGATTACTTCACTTCAGATAGTGGAGACTTCTTTGATGTTGAGTCATATACTTCAATACCATATCAAGATATTCCTGTATACTCTCCAAGTAGAGTTGACTTAGGTGGTTTAGAACCCGATGGAACATTTGAACTTTCAGATGCAATTGACTTTAGACCAGTTGTAGGACAAATTATTGGTACCTCAACATTTGGAACAACGAACACACAAGACCCAACTAACCCAGTAAACCTATCAGATGGTACAGAGGGTGCTGTTTATGCACCGTTTGGATATGATACAGGTAGAGACTTTAGTTCTTCTAGAGTTGGTATCACATCTACTGGTGCAAGTGCAAACGATACACCAGTGACTGGTTCAAGTGTTGTTGGGGATATTTCTTTCTATGTTGGAAGAATCGATAAAGTATTCTTACATAAGTCAGGTGCATTCCAAACTTCTGCAGGTATTCCTGCACTATCGCCCACAAAACCAAAAGCGGTAGATGATGCAATAGAATTATTTGAACTTCAGATTCCTGCTTATACAAAGAATCTAAAAAATATAAGAGTTAGAACACAAGACCATAGAAGATTCACTATGAAAGACATTGGTAAAATTAATAACCGTGTCACAAACTTGGAAAGAATTACTGCATTATCTTTATTAGAAAGAGATACACAAACAAAACAGATTTTAGATGCAGACGGTTTTGATAGATTTAAATCAGGTTTCTTAGTAGATAATTTTAGAGGTCATAGAGTTGGTGACGTAAATCACCCCGACTATGAAATAAGTATTGATACTAAACTTGGTGCAATGAGACCTAAATCCTATTCACAATTCTTTGATATTGAGTTTAACTCTGCATTATCTTCTAATTATCAAAAAACTGGTGATTTAATTACATTACCATACAACCAAGTCACATACGTAAATCAAGATAAAGCATCGAGAACAATCAACGTAAACCCATATCACGTATTCAACTTCTTTGGTACAGTAAAACTTACACCTGAAACTGATATATGGAACGATACAGAACAATTACCTGAAGTCAGAATAAACAGAGAAGGAAACTTTGACGCTGTTCTTGCAGAAAATCAAAACTCTTTGGGTACTGTATGGAACTCATGGCAGACAACATGGGTAGGAGAACCTAATGTTGTATCAACAGAAGTTCAAGCAACTTCTAACGGTTCATGGAGTGGAGACCCAACACAAGGTGGTGAATGGGTTGCAGGTTTACAAGTCACAAGAGAAATAACCGAGACTGTAGAAACACAAACAAGAACAGGTGTGACAACAAGTGTTGTTGAAGACTTTGTAGAAACAAGAAACGATAGAGTTGTAAGTATTTCAATAGTACCTTTCATGAGAGCGAGAACTATTGAAGTTGATGCAACTAATTTAAAACCAAACGCAAACCACTACTTCTTCTTTGATGGTATCAGAGTTGACCAATATATAAGACCGTTTAGTGCAACTTACTCACAAGACGGAGGAACAACTGTTTCCTCAAATTGTAAAGCAGATGGTAATGGTAGATTACGTGCATACTTTGAATTACCGAATGATAGTAAACAAAGATTCCCAACAGGTCAGAGAGAATTAAGATTAACTTCTAGTTATTACGACTTACAAAACCCAGGCTCACAAGCAAGTGGAATGTATCAAGCACAAGGTTTATTACAATCTAATCAAACAGAGATTACATCTACAAGAAATGGTAGAGTGATATTAGAAAGAAATAACGGTTCTAGACAAATCACTAGACAAGGAGAAAGGATAAATGCACAAGTATTTGATGCAGATGCACCTGAAGTACCGACACCTGAACTACCTATAATTTCTGAAATAATTCAAGACCCAATTGTAAATGACGACCCACCACCATGGATTGAAAGAATACAAGACCCTATAATACCACAATTACCTGAACCGCCACCTTTTGTTGCAGACCCAGTAATTATTCCTACAACAAGAAGAATATTGGAAGTGCCTGATAGAAATTTCCGTGACTTCCGATTAGAAAGAGGTTGGGGTGACCCACTTGCACAATCATTCTTAGTTGAAAAATCAGGTGGTATATTTGTCACATCTATAGATTTATTCTTTGAGAAGAAAGACACAACATTACCAGTTTCAGTTGAAATAAGAAATATGGTAAACGGTTATCCAGGCCAGACTGTAATGCCTTTCTCAACAGTCACAAAGAATCCTGCAGATGTTAACACTTCAACAGACGGTTCAAGTGCAACTACATTTACATTTGATTCTCCAGTTTTCTTAGAAGAAGATTTTGAATATGCATTCGTTGTGTACTCAAACTCAAACGAATACACTGCATTCATTTCAAGAATGGGTGAGAAAGACCTTAAAACAAGTCAGACAATTTCAGGACAACCATACGCAGGTTCATTGTTTGTATCACAAAACGCATCAACATGGACTGCAACACAAGAGGATGACCTTAAATTCCATATGAGAAATGCATCCTTTGATGTGTCTAAAATACCAGTATTGAAATTTGAGAACAAAGCATTACCAGTTTCTACTTTACAAACAAATCCTGTTGAAACAATTAGTGGTCAACAGTATGTAAAAGTATACAACTATATGCATGGTATGTACACAACAAATTCAAATGTGACCATTGCAGGTATTACTGGTGATAAAGAAAAAGGTGTATTAAATATTGCAACACCTTCAGTAAGCGGAACGCCTTCAGATGGTACATATAATGTTTCCTTAACTGGAGGAAGTGGTACTGGTGCAACAGCAGAGTTTACAGTTGCAAGTAATGTAATCACTACTTCATATATTACAGACCCAGGCACTGGATACGCAACAACAGATACATTGAGTGCTGTTAACTTTGACGGTGGAACTGCAGACCTTACAGTAGGTGTAGATGCAGTTGGTGATACACTAGGTGGTATTCCAGTATCTGCAATCAATCAAACATTTACTGCAATTGGAAATATTGAAATGGATTCATTTACAGTGCTTCCTGATATTTCAAGTTTTGATGTAAAAACAACATATGCATCTAACGATTCAACAGTTGGTGGTGGAGAAAATGCAACATCAACAAGAAACTATTACTTTGATACATTACATACATTGATACCAAGTCTAAGTTATAACATGACTAGAATCAGTGCAAGTGTATTAACAACACCTATGAACTCACCTGAAGGATATAGTAGTGGAACTGCATACAATAAAAATAATACAAGTAAATTTATCACACTAAACGATAACGTATTCTTTGATTCACCAAGTGTAGTTGCATCACAATTAAATGAAACTAATGAAATGTCTTCAGAGAAATCGTTCACATGTACACTTCAATTACAATCTCTAAACGGAAACGTTTCACCTGTAATTGACATTGGTACAATAGGTGCGATTGGTATATCAAACAGAATTAATAAAATAGATAGTGCAAATGATGTTCAAAGTGGTACAGTTTATACTGCATCAACAGAACCTGATGGAGATAATAATACCTTCATCTACTGTACTAGAAAGGTAAACTTAAAGACTCCTGCATCAACACTTAAAGTGATTGCAGATGTATTCAGACCACCAACAACAGAAATTGAAGTGTTATATAAAGTTCTGAAGAATGATGAGTCTACACCTTTTGATGATTTAAATTGGGAATACTTTAACTCAGATGGAAATCCTGATACAACAGTAGAAGCAGATGCAAGAAACTTTAAAGAATACGAATGGACTGTAGATGACTTACCTGAGTTTAGTGCATTCGCAGTTAAGATTGTAGGTAAAGGAACAAACACTTCAGTAGTTCCTATGGTATCTGCATTGAGGTGTTTAGGACTTGCATAATGACTGAGTATATTAAAGTAGAAGGACATACATCTTTAGTAAGAGATTCAGAGTCCTCTGCAATAGTATCAACAGACACAAATGCATGGTCATTGTATAAACTTAGGAAAGAAAACTATAAAAAACAGGTAGAAGAAATAAATAATATTAAGAACGATATGAATGATATCAAAAATATTCTTAATCAATTAGTGGAAAAAATAAATGGCTAAACTAGTAGACCAATTCAGTACTTTAGAAAACTTCAGAACTACGTTTAACGAAGTATCTACAAACGTAGGAGACATTAGAGGTCTTAGAACAACAGACCAACATACTCTTGTAGATGCAGTAAACAGTATAGAAGATAAGTCGTTCTTTTTCCAAGAATTTGTTTTCATTGCAACTGCAGGACAACAAGTTTTCTCAGGTGCAGATAGTTATGGAAATACATTAGAGTTTAAGAGAGATAGACTTCAAGTTTATGTAGAAAGAGACCACCAAATTAAAGACGATGATTATAACATTGGTGGATTTGGTGTATTAAGTGGAAATACATTTAGTCAGATTACACTTACAACTGGTGCAAACCTTGGTGATAAGATTACTGTATATTCATATACTGGTTCATATCTAGGAGTTGCAGATTCAGGAGCTGCAAATGGTTTCTTCAACCAAACTGCAGAAAATATAATCTATAACAATAACGATAGTGGAATTATCTTTAACGAAACATCAATCAATCCTACAACCACACTTACAACAAGTGCAAAAATTGAGTTTGATGGAGATGTATATCACCAAGACAATGTCACACTTGCAAGTAGTAAAACACTTACTGCACCAACACTTACAGACGGAACTATGTCTATTAATAGTGGTGCAATCACAAGTGCAACTACTGGTTCATTTAGTGGTAATGTCGGAGTTGGTTCTTTAACTTCTTCAGGAGATGTTGCAGGAACAACTGGTACATTCTCTTCAAGTATATCTGCAACTTCAGGTACATTTACAGGAAGTTTATCGACTACACAAAATTTAACAGTCACTGGAAATACTACTTTAAACGGTAATATAGATTTAGGAAACGCAAGTTCAGATACAATTACCTTGACTGGTTCAGTAGATTCTGATATAATATCAGATGCAAATAACACTCGTGCATTAGGTTCTAGTGGAAACAGGTGGTCAGACCTATATGCAGTTGATATAAACGCATCAGGAACCTCTACGTTGACTACAGTGGACATTAACGGTGGTAATATCGATGGTACAACAATCGGAGGTACAACTGCAGCCGCAATTACTGGTACTACAATTACTGCAAATACAAATTTTGTCGGAGACTTAACTGGTGATGTCACTGGAACAGTTTCAGATATATCCAACCATGACACTGGAGACTTGACTGAAGGGTCTAATTTGTATTATA